GTTGTAACGTCACCGGACTCTAGCAAATCAATAGATTCTCTTATGTTTTTTGCAGATCGTCGTAAAGAAGGAAGTTGAACAACGGCTGATACTCTTGCTTCGTTAAACTTTTGTTCTTCTGTAGTCTGACCAGCGACTCCGGGTCTGTCAAACATACCTCCTCCGGTTGTCCCTGAGACAATAGTCAAAGCGCCCACTGGTTGTTGAGGAGAACCAGGGAAAGGAAGAAGAACCTCGTTAGCCTGACCTTGTTTATTATACTGAGTAGCTCGTGTAAACAGGTTTCCTTGGCTGTCTCTAATAACTACTTCACCTTTTGTTGTTTTATCTCCACCAGCAGTAGTAGCAAACTGGTTGTATATTTCAAAAGCTTGTTCCGGAGGTACTTGATAGGCTTTAGCAAGTCTGAAAAACCTTTCTCGATTCTTAGGTTCACTAATTCTCGCCCCACTAGCACCCGCAACTTTTGCTAGAGCTTGTTGCCCCAGCTCTACTTGTCTAGTCTGAGCTAAACCACGAGCTTCCAGAGCTTGTTCAAGAAGACCTTGATCTGCCAAAGCTCCTGCACCTTGTCTCATTTGTAAAGGAACACCGCTTAACAAGTCCCTTCCTGCTGAAACTCTTGTTGCTTTTTCCGAAGCTTCCCTAGAAGCCTGCATCATCTGTTGTGCTTCTTTCTGGTAACCGGCGGCGCCTAACTGCTGGGCAACATTTGCCAAAGCAGCAGGGTCCTTAGAAGCCATTGCTTGCTGCCCTTGCTGCATCAACTGGTTAAACTCTTGCTTCTTTCGTTGGTCCCTTATTTGACCCGGCGCACCTCCAATAGCAGAACCTAACTGAAACATCCCTGTTGTATCTGGCCTGCCAAGCTGCTGTAAAAAACTCTCTGAAAATTTAGCCATAATATGTTCTCCTTAAGTAAACAAACCGCCTAAGAAACTTTCAAGGCCTTGAGAAGCCATAGAAGTTCCTAGAGTCCTAGCTAAATCAGCTTGTCCAAGTCCTGATTGAAGTAACGCTTGTAAGCCTGAAGCGTAAGTTTCACCGTATGCTCCTGCTTGCTCCGACAATGCTTGTCTCTGACGCTCTGCTGCGGTCATTCCGGGTTGTAACGCATTGAGCAACTGAGCTTGTGGCACGTAGCCAGCAGCCAGCATACCAGTGCCTAACTGGGATTGTCGTTGCTGCTCTTGTCCTGCAAACTGCATAGCGTTTAACATGGCTTGGTTCTGGGCTTCCGACTGAGCTTTAGCCATTGCTAGTTGCTCTGGAGTACCGCCAAACTGCGCTGTAGAGACCCCTAGCCTTCCCTGAGAAGCCATACGTTGCTCCAAAGCAAGCCTCTGACGCTCTTGTTCTGGAGACATGGCCGTAAGCATACGGTCGTACACCTGTTGCTCACGTTGCGCTATAGGAGTTCTTGCTTGCCCAAAGTACATCTCTGCGTCTTTCATGGCTTGCTGCTGGAAAGCCTGTTCTTCAGGAGAAGTAGCGAGGTTGTACGACATTTGACCCGTCTCTGGGTCCTGTGTCATGCCGAACTGACCACCAGTAGCAGAAGTAACAGTGTACGGTTGAAACTCTAGCATACCTGAGAGCTTATCTGCTAAACCGGGGACGAACTCGCCTTCTTCCGTGGTGTACCCTGACAACTCACGGTAGCCTTTAGTTCCAATGTCTCCTAAGTCTTCGTAGCCTTTAGCTGCTAAAGAAAGACCTGCTGCTCCTAACCCACCACTTAATAATAAATCTACTAAATCACTCATTAGTAAGTCCCTCCATTAATCGTCCCAGTTGCCAGTGTCCCTGTAAAGGTTAGCGCGGGAATTGTGACAGTCCCTGTAAACGTGGGTCCAGCAGTGTTTGCTTTTGTGGCTATTGCCGTTGCAATGTTGTCGAACTCAGTTTCAAACTCAGTCCCCCTAACAATTTTATTAACGTCGCCAGCAGACAAAGTATCTTTGGCGGCAAAGTCAGTCAGTTTAGTATAATTACTCATATTGTTTTACCTACCAGTGCAAGTACGTTTATTTCTTGTAAAGAGAGTTCTTCTCCGTTAATGTCGGCTTCCATACCAATACTCAAAGTTCCGCCGCTTCCGTTAGTGTTAATGGCTTCTTTGGAAGTTAAAACACCGTCTGAAAACTGACCCACGGTGTATTCGTCTATGCCAAACTCAGCCTTTGCTTCGTCCTTTAAAGTAAGGAACTCTACGTTGTAAGAAGACCCAAAGTCATAGTCCCACTTCAGAAAAATGTTTAAACCACTACCGCCTACTATCGTCGGTCTGAGCTTCTTGAGGAACTTAAGTTTAGAAGGGTCTCCAAAAGACAGCTCTGGGCTAAAGTACTTGAAGCCGTAGGAGCCACCATTGTCCTGAAAACCTGAGTACTGCCCTATACCTAATGAACTACCAATGAGCAAAGTTCCTTCACTCTTACGTTCGTAGCACGTAAAGCTAGTTCCGGGCCATCGTGTCACTCTGTACGACCCATTCTCTAGTGTCCCTCTTACGTCAAAACAATAGGTAATGTTCTGGTTTACGAAAGTAAGCAAGTAGAAGTTTTCCTCTGGGTGATACACAGACTTATAGACTTCGTTTGCTTCCCTGAGTACCTGAATAATGTCCGTAGTAATTGTACCGGATAAACTGCTTAGTGGCATGGACTTTTCTTGAATTGTTCTCCCGAAACTCTTTAAGCCTGTGTGAGACAAGAAGATTACGTCTACACCTGTATGTTGTATAGTGTCTCTGCCCACGCAGCCTACACCCACTACTGTGTCTGACAAAGCCATAGTAGCAGGAGAGTCAGCACCCTCGTAAACTACGATACTACGCTGACCAAAGATAATCAATTTATTATTATGGGCAGATAGTGCTACAACTTCGTCGTGACCATCAGGCCATACTTTAGACAAGTTAATGGAACCAGAGGTCCCACCTAGCCAGTCATGACCAATCAAAAGATCAGACCAATAAACAGTTGATTTATCCGTAGCAAAGTCAGCAGTCCAGAGTCTGCCGTAAGCTGCTAGGACTTCATTCCCGTACATACTAGAGGTGACACCGGCTGCACCTGTGACTGTGCTTAGTTGCAACACGTCCCCGTTAGTGCCGCCGGGATTAATAGTTGCAATGTTGTTGTAAATAAGAGGCTCGTAGCCACGCTGGAAAAAGTAGATGCTGTCGTTAAAGTTGACCATCTTCCAGTCATCAGCAGTAATCGTGTAGCTTCCGGGAGTCTCATCAGCTAACGTGGTTGTACCACTGAAAATCTTGTTGTTACCTACTGAGAAAATCTCGGTGTTACCTGCGTCGTCCCTAAACTCCTTGATAGAACTTAAGAAGTCACTACCTAACTGCGTCTTATCAGTTGTGATGACCAAGTGGCCCTTACGTGCTGCAATACGCCCTCTTTTGTCGATAACAGCGTTGTCTGCTGTTTCAGCAAAGGAAGGGTCCTGAGCTAACGGTGCGTCCTCAGTGTTGATGCCTTGGAACGCAGGTGCTACAAGATTAATACTTTTGAGTTCTTGTGCCATATAAGTACCTTAAGGCGTGTAGAAGATAGTTTCTTCGGGGTGTCTAGCGGCGTCCATAGCAATGGCATCGGACAAGTACTTGTTAGCCATTGCAAAGTACTCAGCACTGGACGTACCACCTGTTTCCCCACGTTCTCGTGAAGCAAAAGCCACAGCAAGGTGCATCACAGGCATCGCAGGTATCTTTAGCGTATCTATGTCAGCACTTAAGTCAGGGTTACGTAGAGCACAGTTAAAACGTAAGGAGTAGACTCCATCAGGCTTAGGGTAAACATCGATTAACGTGTCACCGTCTGAGTCAACACCGTTGTACGTGTAGTACATGGGTGCGCCAGAGACAGGGTTTCCTAAGAGAAACTGTGAGTCAAACCAGTTGTTAGTCTGGTACTGCATTATTAAGTTTGACGTATCGTTCAACACGTTTAGTTCTTTGATGTTATTCTGGCTACCAGTTAAAGAGTAGTTGAATACGTCAGCCGTAGTAGTAATCGTAAGGGTAGTTCTAAGTGCAGACCAGTCCCACGAGGTTTCTACGAGGTCCTTAGCGTCATTAACAAGGTCTCCGATTAGTTTGCTGTAGGAATTAGACTGAACAGAAGAAACCTCTGTTTCTCGTAGTCTCCTAAGCACATTATTAACTAAATCTAAATAAGTCATTAGATCATTCCTTTAAACAAACTTTCATTAATGATTCGATCAAGCTCAACGGTGTAGTCTTTTGGTTGATACTGGACTCCTACGAACCCCGGAAGATTATAACTTAAGCCTCCCATCATACCACCTCTAGGTGCATCTCTACCTGCTGCTCCTCCTGCTCCTGCTGCTCCTGCTGGCCCTGTTGCTCCAACTAGGGGTTCTTCTGGGTCTCCTCCGCCTTCAGGTTCTTCTGGGCTTCCTTCGACTATTACAGGACCACCGACTACAGGTTCTTCCGGAGGACCAGCTGGAGGAACTACAGGTTCATCTGGAGGACCATCTGGAGGAACTACTGGTTCATCTGGAGGAACTACTGGTTCATCTGGAGGAACTACAGGTTCATCTGGAGGACCATCTGGAGGAACTACTGGTTCATCTGGAGGAACTACTGGTTCATCTGGAGGAACTACTGGTTCATCTGGAGGAACTACTGGTTCATCTGGAGGAACTA